TGAAAATGGCGAACAGAAATTCTCCCGGTATTGGCCGGGTGGAGTGTCAGCCACGGACATTAAATTCTTTGTAATCACTGATCCCGATCAGACGTATTACATTCAGGCTTCTCTGTCGCTTTCGGCGGCTGAGTTGGCTATTGTCAAAAACTACAATGTAACCGTAAGCTCTACTGCTTCTTCCGGTAGCACGACCACGGGTCAGTCCAGTTACTACCTTGATGGTGCGTCCGGTACGGAAGCTACTGCTGCTGTACGTGTTATTGGTAAAGCTCAGTATCCTGATGAAAAGGATTCCGATGCTTATCCGATTGTGGAAGTATGGCTCAATCAACATCGTGACCGTTATGTAACGGCTACGGCGTCAACGGCTTAATAGGGAGGATTTATTATGGCTATTAATAGAGCTAGTATTAGCAAAGAACTCCTTCCCGGTCTTAACGCCGTTTTCGGAATGGAGTATGGAGAGGTCAATAATGAGCATGAACCTCTTTATGAAGTAGAAAATTCTGATCGTGCCTTTGAAGAAGAAGTCCTCTTCACTGGTTTCGGCACTGCCCCCACCAAAGGTGAAGGCTCTGCTGTTTCTTATGATGACGCACAGGAAAGCTATACGGCCCGTTATACTGCGGAAACCGTTGCTCTTGCCTTTGCTGTCACTGAAGAAGCGATGGAAGATAATCTTTACGACACGTTTGCCAAACTTCGTGCAAAGGGCCTTGCCCGTGCGATGGCAAATACCAAGCAGGTAAAAGCTGCTAACATCTATAACAATGGTTTTGCTGATACCATTGGTGATGGTGCTGCTTTCTTCTCTGCTGCTCACCCGACGATTTCTGACGGTAATCAGTCTAACCTTCTTGGTGCGGCTGATCTGTCAGAAGCAACTCTTGAGACTGCACTTACTGCTATTCAGAAAACCAAGGATGACCGAGGTATTCTGATTGGTGCGAGTGCTGTTTCGCTACATATCCCGGTTGATTACTGGGCGGTTGCGGATCGTGTTCTTTCTAGCCCCGGTAACACTCAGACGAGTGCTGCACAGGCTAATCCGAATACGAACGCCATCAATGCTACCCGTCACATGGGCATGGTTCCTGAAGGTTTCTTCATTAACCGTCGCTTTACTGACACGGACGCATGGTTTGTTAAAACGGATGTTCCGAACGGCACGAAGATGTTTGTTCGTACTCCGCTTCAGACCAAGATGGAGCCGGACTTCGATACTGGCAATCTTCGGTTCAAAGCACGGGAGCGTTATAGCTTCGGTGTTTCGGATTGGCGTGGCTGGTACGGTAGTGCTGGTTAATACTATAGTAAGGGAGGGTGGCTTCGGCCACTCTCTCTTCATTCTCAAGGGAGAATAATATGACTACAAATATTAAAGTTGGAATAGCTACTGGTGATGCTGTTCTTAAATATGTAGAAGATGATACGACCGTAGGAAGCAATGGTACTGCTGATAGTAACATTCCCAGTACTACTCGTATCATGGCTATTCATGCTTTGGCAACAGCGGCTGGCTCTTATTCTATTAAAGGTCAACGTCAGATTACAAACAAAACGGCTGAAGGTACAGCTATTAAGTTTCAAGTAGCAGCCAACGAAGCTTCTGATATTTATATCGGAGACATGGGTGTTGCAATATACGGTGTGGTCAGTGTTTCTGGTCCTACGGATGGTTGTGTTCTAACTGCTATGCTTGGCTAGTCATGCCTAATTACGCATATCTAAAAGCTGACCTTATTAATACAACTGAGAACGATTCAACAGAATTTGCTACTCAAACGTCTGTCTTTATAACGAAAGCAGAACAACGTCTATCTTATTCGTTAGATGATTTTGGTTTAGATGAATTCCATACTGTCTCAGTATCTTCCGGTAATGCAGCAACTGTATCTTTAAATGATAGAATAAGAATTGTTCGTAATGTAAATTACGTTGTAAGCACAGGTACGGAAAAAACAAATTTACTGCAAAGAACACTAGAATATACAAACGATTATTGGCCCGTAAGTGTTTCCACAGGAAACCCTCGTTACTATGCAAGGGTTAATAACTCCAGTATTAAAATAGTACCAACACCAGTTTCAGTAATTACCACAGAAATTCAAACACAGTCAAAACCTTTAGCCTTGGCTTCAGCCACAGGAACAAGTGTAACGACTACTAACTATTTTAGTGAGTTTTGTTATAATGCTTTATTTAATGCTTGTATGATTGAAGCTACAATATACATAAAAGATTGGAATACTGTACCATTCTGGCAGGAAACATATAATGAAAGTATTAATGGATTACGCAATCAAGCAAGACGCACAAGACAAGATGATATGTCTAATCCGGGATCTCCTGCCGGTGGTCCTGACACTATATTACAGGGAGCAAACTAATGCCAACAAAGCCAGCAAATCCATCTACCTCAGATGTTAAACAAAGACATAAACGTAAAGGAAAGCGTTCACCACTTCATTCTTCCAGAGGTCGTATTGGAACAGCAACTCTTAAAAAGAATGTAGATGCAGCAGCACGACGAGCTAATAAACGCTCAGAAAAAGCGATGCGTCCAGATAATAATATTCTTACTAAATTAGGTAATTATATTACTGGAACTGGTGGAGTAAATTCTCTTGCAAAAAAAACAGCTAAAAAGGCTTCTGTTCCTAAACCTAAACGTAAACCTCCTGTTCCTAAAGTACCAACGATTAAACCAACGGCTGGATCAATGAAACGCCGTCCTACCATGGAAGAACAACTAGATGCTTCTGGTGTAGCGGTTAATTATGGTCATCCTGTGTATAAAAAGATGGGTGGAGGTAAGGTAACTTATAGAATGTCTGGTGGACAGGTTGTAGCAAGTTGCTATGATTAATCGCTCCAGTATTGGGCAACAAGTTATGAAAGCTCCCAAGAAGCGTAAGCCTAAACTTGGAAGTGGTAAACGATTTAAAAATCTTAGTTCTGATCTTAAAAAGAAAGGTGCTAAGAATCCAAAGGCTCTTGCAGCTTATATAGGTCGCAAGAAGTATGGTAAAAAGAAAATGACTGCAATGGCGGCTAAAGGCCGTAAAAGGAGAAATTAAATGGTTGGACCTCACACACTAATTAAACGTCCTCACAATCTTGATGATATTGTAGGTCGTCCTACTGGACAAGGCTATGGTGCTGCACGTAAAGGACCGCAAGTTCAGGGACCGCCACAGGATGTTGTAGTTGATGAAGACTACGAACAAGGCAAATCTTTTAAAGTAGAAGACTAATTTTTATTAGGAGATAAAACATGTCTGCTATTAAAAAATATCTTATAAAAAAATTAGCTGCTAAAGCTGGATATTCTCCAGAAGAATTACCTATGTCTGTTTCTAATCCACGTTTAATGGAAGATCTTAGACGTGGCCTAGCACCTATGATACCGGGAGGTCCATATAAAAGAGGTGAAGCATCTCGTTTAGATATTAAATTTCCCATACAAATTAAACCAAAAACTAAAGAACCCTCTGTTATAAAGAAACCTGTAACAGAAAAAAGTTCTGATTCAAAAAAGATTATTCAATATCGCCGTGATGATGGAGGCAATGTTCAAATTATTACTAAAGACATGGTTAAATTAACTCCTGATGGAAAACCAAAACGAACTAAAGATGGTGAGTTAATTTTTAAAACATCTGAAAAACAAAAAACTAAACCAAAAGCAACTAGATCTCCTGAAGAAAATAGAATACTACAAGAAAAAAGATTAGATAAAATTTTAAAAAATCCTTTAGCTACTATAAAACGTCAACGAGTAGAATCAGGTGATGATGTTATAGATATACCAACAGGCATGTCTATAGAAGAAGCAAGAAAAAATTTAGCTGATGTTCCTGCCGAAGCAACATCAGGAAAAAATATAATTAGTCAAATTGCTAAACTTTCTCCTACAACTCTTACAAGATCTAAAGCTGTTGATTTAAAAAGTGCTAAAGGAAAAGAACTTGTAAGACTTATGAATAAACTAGAAAAGGCTGAGTTAAAAGGAACAGATATAGAAGAAATAACTAAAATAAGAAAACAACTTGGACTAAAGCCAATTGGTACAAAAGATGGAAAACTTGTTTTAATTCCAGAGGCACTTAAAGAACCAATAGAAGAAAAAATTAAGAGAATAACAAATAAAGAAGATAGAAAAGCATTAAGAGAAATATTTAAAACAAAAAAAATTGCTAAAGGAGAGCCTGTTAAAGTAAGACCAACATCTAGAAAAAAACGTGATCCTGATACTGGTAAAGTTACAGTTACTAAAGGAACAACAAGTAGAGATTCAGCTAAAGGATTAGATGACGAAAGCCAGCTACCTAATATTGTTGGACAAGCATCAGATCCTAATTCTCCAGTAATAAAATTAGATGTTCGAGCTGATCCCGGCTTTCCTGATAAAGAAGAGCAAGAGTTTTATATGGATAAAGTTCAAGATTATCTTGATCAAGGCGATGATTTAAAAACTGCTAGAAAAAGAGCAGGAAATGATCTTCAAGAAAAAAAACTATCTG